CTTTAGGATATGAAAAGGAATATGGTTCTAAAAATCCATTTGATTTTATGGAAAATATTGCTCTAGAAGGTAAGACTAACTTTTTTGAAAAAAGAGTAGGAGAATATCAAAAAACAGGTGTACTTAATAAAACAAAAGATGAAACATTCTCATTTGATACAGATTTTTAATAATCAATGCCAGGCTTAGTGATAAGTGAAACCGTGATAGTGGAGAAAAAAAGGCACATAGTAAAAACTATATCTTATCGAATCATAAGTACTTTGATAGGATTTATTATTATATGGTGTGTAAGTAGATCGATAAAGATTGGGGCTACTTTTAGTATTGTCGAATTGATATACAAACCTACGCAATATTACTTACATGAAAGAATTTGGTATCGATGGGTCAAATTTGGTCTAAAGATAAAAAAATAAGTAACAGGTTTCCAAGAAAAACAATAAAAAATAAATATTTATATGCATGTAATAAAAAGAGATGGATCTAGAGAGCTTGTAAAATATGATAAAATTACAACAAGAATTAGAAAACAAACTTATGGTTTAAACACAGATTATGTAGATGCTCTAGAAATTGCCAGAAAAGTTATTCAAGGTGTACACGACAGCGTAACTACTGTTGAACTTGATAATTTAGCTGCTGAGATTTCTGCAAGTATGACATCAATACATCCTGATTATTCTATGCTATCTGCTAGAATAGCTATTACATCTTTGCATAAAAATACAAAAAAATCTTTCTATGAAACAATAAAAGATTTATATGAATATATCGATCCAAAGACTTCTGAAACCGCAGGAATGATTAGTGATGAAGTTTTTGAATTTATCGAAAAAAATAAAAATGAATTAGAAGATGCTATTAATTATGATAGAGATTTTAATTATGATTATTTTGGATTTAAAACTTTGGAAAAAAGTTATCTTTTAAAAATGCATAATGTTCCGGTTGAAAGACCTCAGCATTTATTAATGAGAGTAGCCTGTGGAATTTGGTATGGTAATTTAAAAGAAGCTATTGAAACTTATGAACTCCTTTCACAAGGGTTTTTTACTCATGCAACTCCAACTTTATTTAATGCAGGTACAAAAAGACCTCAATTATCATCTTGTTTTTTATTAATGATGCATAGCGATTCTTTAGAAGGAATTTATAAAACATTAACTGACTGTGCTATGATTTCTAAAAACGCAGGAGGTATAGGAGTTCATATTCATAATATACGGGCAAAAGGTTCTTACATTAAAGGTACTAATGGAATTTCTAATGGTTTAATTCCAATGCTCAAGGTATTTAATGAAACTGCAAGATTTGTCGATCAAGGCGGCGGAAAACGAAAAGGTTCTATTGCTGTTTATTTAGAACCTTGGCATTCTGACATAATGGATTTTTTAGATCTTAGAAAAAATCATGGTAAAGAAGAAATGAGAGCACGTGATTTATTTCTTGCTCTTTGGATTCCTGATCTTTTTATGCAGCGTGTAGAAAATGATGAAAATTGGACTCTTTTTAGTCCAAGTGAAGCTCCTAACTTGCATGAAAAATATGGGAATGAATTTAAAGCTCTTTATGAACAATATGAAACTGAAGGCCTTGGTAAAAAAACTGTAAAAGCTAGAGAAATATGGCAAAAAGTATTAGAATCTCAGATAGAAACAGGCACTCCTTATATGTTATATAAAGATGCTGCAAATGAAAAAAATAATCAAAAGAATTTAGGTACATTGCACGGCAGTAACCTATGTACAGAAATACTCCAATATACAAGCTCTGAAGAAACAGCAGTTTGTAATTTGGCTTCTATTGCTCTACCTAAATATGTAGATTATCCTACTAATAAAAAACAAGATAAGACAAAAAGAGTTTTTAATTATCAAAAATTATATAATGTAACTTATCAAATTACTAAAAATTTAAATAGAGTAATTGATGTAAATTATTATCCAACTCCTGAGGCTAGAAATTCTAATATGAAACATAGACCAATAGGAATTGGAGTACAAGGTCTTGCTGATCTTTTCGCTATATTAGGATTATCTTTTACATCCGATGCTGCTAAGCAAATGAATATAGAAATATTTGAAACAATTTACTTTGCTTCTCTTACAGCTTCTAAAGATCTGTCAAAAAATGATGGGCCTTATGAATCATATCAAGGTAGCCCTATTTCAAAAGGAATTTTTCAATTTGATATGTGGGGCATTACACCTACATCCAGATGGGATTGGGATGAATTACGTAAAGAAATTCTTAAATATGGAGTAAAAAACTCTCTACTTTTAGCACCAATGCCAACTGCATCAACTGCACAAATTTTAGGTAATAATGAAGCATTTGAAGCATTTACATCTAATCTTTATAAAAGACGAACTTTAGCCGGTGAATATACAGTAGTTAATAAATATTTAGTAGAAGATTTAGTGGAAAGAGGACTTTGGAAAGAAGAAATGAGATTAAAACTTATTGCTAATAGAGGCTCAGTTTTAGGAATTGATGAAATTCCAGCAGATTTACAAGATATTTATAAAACAGTCTGGGAAATGAAACAAAAAGACATAATAGATATGTCTGCTGATAGAGGTGCTTTTATTTGTCAAAGCCAAAGTTTAAATCTTTTTATAGAGAATTGTAATACTGCAAAATTAACGTCTGCACACTTTTATGCATGGAAAAAAGGTCTTAAAACTGGAATGTATTATCTTAGAACTAAAGCAGCTATTGAAGCCATTGCAGGCTTAGGTATTGATACAAGTTCTATTACAAAAAATGCTGAAAATATATCATGTTCTTTAGACGATCCTACAAATTGTGAAGTATGCAGCGCATAAATATTTTTTTAATTAATTTTTAAATTTTAAATAATGAGTAGTACATTTGAAAAAATCAAAGAAGTTGTAAAATTAGCGCAAGATGATGTTGATAAATTCTTTGTAAAAGGGAATAAATCAGCAGGAACTAGAATTAGAAAAGCCATGCAAGACATTAAGGTTTTAGCTCAAGAATTAAGACTTGAGGTTCAAAATTCAAAAAAGGAGTCATAACTTAAGATTTTTAAAAGATTTTTTAAAAGACTTGAAGCAATTCAAGTCTTTTTTTTATTATTTTCATATTTATTAATAAAAAAATGAAACTCTATTTATTTTTTTAATAAAAGGTTAAACTAAATTTAAAAATAATGGAACTTAAAATTAAAAAAATCAATGGCCTTGAATTTCAGTATTTCATCAAAAAACTTTTATCAATTGATAAATTTATTTTTATGAAAATGTCTGCTGAGAAGATTTCATCCTCAGTATATCTTCCTCAAAAAGATGCTGTAAAAATGTCTTCTATTAAAACTTCAGAACTATTTGAAATAGAAGATACTATCTCATCTACTATTAAAATTTCATTTTTCAATGGCAATAAAGTTATTGATGCTATTTCACATTTTGGTAAAGATATGTCAGCTAATATATCCTATCAAAAAATAGGTGAAACTTATATTGCTACTGATTTTTCAGTATATGATGAAAATTTAAAAATCAATCTATATTGCGCAGATCCAAGTCTTAATTTCATGGAAATGACAGATGATGAAATGAAAAGAGCATTTGGAGCTACTGATAAACTTTTTAGTTTTGAACTTTTAACTGTACATGTAGATAAAATGAAATCTCTATTTAAGTTAGAAGATAATAAAGAACTTTTTAAATTCAAAATTTCAGATAAAGGTATTCATGTAGCCGGCGAGAGATATGATGCTATCATAACTCATCAAGCTGAAAACCATTTAACAGAATTTACTGAAGTTGATATTTATAAAAAATACATTTCAATTCTTGATAAAGAAAATTACAAAGTAATTGTATGTACTAATAAAATAATATTTAAATCTCTAGATACTAACACAGTTCTTACTGTAGCAGTTGCAATATCTGATAATGAATAATTAATAGAAGCCAAAGAACAAATATTATAAATATATTTAAATCTCTAGATACTAACACAGTTCTTACTGTAGCAGTTGCAATATCTGATAATGAATAAATTAATAGAAGCTGAAGAACGTTTAAGACTTGCTGAATTTGAAGCTCAAAAATATTTTAATTTTGAACAGGCTGTAAAATTAATGCTTAATTCAATTTATGGAGCATTCGGCAATCAATGGTTTTATTTTTTTAATGTTGATATAGCAGAAACAATTACATTACAAGGACAAGATGCTATTTTATATACTGAAAAAATGATCAATAAATATTTTCAGAATTTTTGGTTTAAAGATATTGAAGTTCATAACAAAATGGGAATTACAGTAAATCGTCAAATTGTAAAACCTATTGTTATTTATATAGATACTGATTCTTGTTATTTAAGTTTTCAGGAAGTTTTAGAAACTTGTAATTGGTCAGGTACTGAAAAAGATTTTATTCTTAAGCTATATGAATATAGACTATCAGATTTTAATAATAAAATATTAGAAAAATATGCTAAAGATTTAAATTCTGATAATTTTCTTAATTTTGAATTAGAAACAATTGCTAAAAATGCAATCTGGCTAGCAAAAAAAAAATATATGCAAAATATTGTTTGGAAAGAGCCGGATTTGCACTATGAACCTTTAAGTAAAATCAGTTCTAAAGGATTTGAGATTATACAGTCAAGTACTCCATTATTTGCTAGAATAAAATTAAAAGAAGTATTAAAATTTATTTTTTCTGTTGATAAAGTTGAATTATCAGAATTAGTAAGTATTTTAAAAAAAACCAAAAGAGAATTTAAATTAGCTAATACTGAACATATTACACTTAATGTAAAAATTAATAATTATAAAAAATACATTATATCTGATTATACTAATTTTGAAATAGCTTCAGGCTGTCCAATGCATATTAGAGCAGCAGGCTATTATAACTATTTACTTAATAATAGTAAATATAAAAATAGGTACAAAACACTAGCTGACGGAGAAAAAATAAAGTATTATTTTTGTAAAGATAATATATGTAATGTATTTGCTTTTCCACCTGGCGAATTTCCTATTGAATTAGCACCTTCTGTCGACTATGATTTACAATTTGAAAAATGTATAATAGATCCGATTAATAGAGTAATTGATGCTATGGGTCTTGGCACGCTAAATAGAAATTTAGTATATTCATCCTCAGTTTTTTAAAAAAAATAATATGAAAGAATATTCATTTGATGATTTAAACAAAGAACTTTCTAAAGTATCAGCATACGGTAACACTTTAGATAAAAGTGAAGTAAGTTCAGTAGATCACTATATAAGCACTGGTAATTATGCGCTAAATGCAGCATTGACTGGTTCTGTATGGGGTGGTTTTCCAAATAATAGATCGGTTGCCATAGCAGGTCCTACTGGTACTGGTAAAACTTATTTAATTCTTAATTCAATTAGAGAAGCACAGAAAATAGGATACTCTATTGTTTATTATGATTCTGAAAACGCAGTTGATAGAAGCTTAGTTGAAAAGTTTGGAATCGATCCTGTTAAATTAAGATATGAACCTTGTAATACAGTTCAGGAATTTAGATCTAGTGTAACTAATTTAACAAAATCATTAATAGATGCTAAAAAGAAAGGACTTGAATTACCAAGAATAATGGTAGTTTTAGATTCTGCTGGTAATTTAGCAACTCAGAAAGAAATTGATGATGCAGCATCAGGGTCTGATAAATCAGATATGACAAGAGCTAAAATATTAAAATCTACATTTCGTATTTTAATGACTCAATTAGGTATTTGTAGAATTCCATTTTTATTTACTAATCATGTTTATCAAACACAAGATCTTTTTAGTAAGACTATCGCTGGCGGAGGATGTCTTGATCCTGATAGTTTAATTATCATGTCTGATGGTTCATTTAAGAAAATTAAAGATGTAAAATCTGGTGATTTTGTAAAAACTTTAATAGGTGAAAAAGAAGTTCTTCAGACTTGGGATTTCGAAAAAGAATCTTATGAGGTAGAATTCGAAGATGGCACAAAGATAATATGTTCTGAAGATCATAGATTTTATATTGGTGGCCATGATGATGATTGGGCTATCGAAGAAGGATGGATCTCAATTAAAGATTTAAAAGAAGGTGAATATATAAAGCAAATGGTAGGCTTGCAATTTAAACAATTGAAAGTAAAAAGCCTAAAATCATTAGGCTCTACTAAAGTAAAAGATCTTACGATCGAAGAAGCTCAGCACTATATAAGTGCCAATGGCGCTATTAATCATAATACTGGTCCTGAATATGCAGCTTCTATTATTTTATTTTTAAATAAAGCTAAATTAGCTGATGGAAATTCTACAGGAATTATTGTTACAGCAAAGCCTAACAAAAATAGATTTGCTAAACCTACACCTGTTAAATTTTGGATTGATTTTAACAAAGGTATGAATCCATACGTAGGCTTACAAGAATTTATTAGTTGGGACAATTGTGGAATTCAAAGAGGTCGATTTATTACCGAAAAAGATTATAGTAAAATTAGTGAAAAAGATCAAAGTCTTTGCAGAAAGCATGTTTATACAAACGAAAAAAATGCTGAAACTACTGTATATTTTCAGCCTTCCGATACTGCTCGTAAGTTATGCGTTAAACATTTAAATGACACTATAGATTTAAATATGTTATTTAGACCTGAAATTATTACAAAAGAAATATTAGATCTTTTAGATGAAAATGTTATTAAAAAAACATTCAGTTATGGTACTGATTTAGAACTTGACGAAGTACTTGATTCATTTGTGAACGAAGATATAAATATTACACAAGATGATGAATAATATTAACTGGAATAAAGTTAAAATAAAACATGTAATAGGAATAGCTAAAGATCTTCCAGGTTATCCTGATAAAGATGATCTTTTATTTTATCTTATTAAAGAAGCAGAAAATAAAAAAAATGTTTTATTTACTGATATTCAATTAATTACACAATTAGGGCAACCTAAAGAAAAAATAAGAAATCTTCTTTTAACTCTTTCATCTGAAAATTTTATTAAAATAGATAAAAATACAGATGAAAAGATGAATATTAGAATAATTGAAAACCCGTATTCATAAATATTTACTATGGAACACTATGGTGTAGATTTTGAAAAGATCTTTTTTCTTTATTTTTTAAAAAATCCTATACTTCTAGATAAAGTATATGAAGGATTTTTTAAAAATCCGGATATTGATCTGCTAGCAAAAGTTTCAAAGAAATTTATGCTTAAGTTTTCAGAAACTCCTTCTAAAGAGCAACTTAAAATTTTAATTAAAGATATTAAATCTAAAAGAACTTTAGATGATTCTATAGTAGAACTTATATTTCAAACTGAAATTAAAGAATATGATGAAGATTGGTTAAAAAGAACTACAGAGGCTTGGATAAAATGGCAATATTTTGATAAAAAATTAATATCTGTTATAGAATATGTAAAATTACAAGAAGTAACTCCTGAAAATGTTGAAAATATAGTTAATCATGCAATAGATTTATTAAATCAAGGATCTATTTCATTTGATGAAAAATACGGTCTTGATTTCTTTTGTCCTGAAGATCATTTACAATTAGAAGGTAGTAAAATACAATCAGGGCTTACTTTTATTGATAGATTAACAAATGGCGGATATGATCCAAAAACTTTAATAGTTTACGCAGGAGAGCAAAATGTTGGGAAATGTTTTTCTAAAGATACAATTTTAAAAATCAGAAATAAGAAAACAGGAGAAATTGAACAGATTCCTATCATCTCTTTCATGGAAAGGTTAAAAATTAAACAATGATTAGTTCACCTGTACAATGCTTAATAGATCAAGCCTCAGTCAACGGTTTTAAAGGTCTTTCTCTTTACCTCACAAAACGAGGTATAAGTCATAAAGAATATTATGATCAATTTTTTAAAAAAGAAGATGAAGGCCGATGTATTATCTGTAAAGAAGATGCTAAATTTATTAGAATAAGTGAAGGGTATCATAGCTTATGTGGAAAGTCAAAATGTACTTCTAGAGCAAGGGCAACATATTCAGTGGATTCAATAGCAGCTAGAAATAAAATTACAGTAGAAGAAGCAAAAAAAATACTCGCAGACAGAACTTCTAAACATACTAAATCATGGTTAGAAACTATCAAGAATAGATCAGAATCTGATCCTAATTACATGAAGAAAATGACTGGATATTCCAAAGAATCTTATATAGCCAGAGGATATACTGAAGAAGAAGCTAAACAAAAGGCAAATGAAATAGGAAAACGAGTTTCAGCAAGTCAAATAGAATGGAATAAGAAACCTAAAAATAAAGAGCTTATTAAGAAAACTCGGTGGACTAATGTTCAATACTGGATTAATAAAGGAATGACTCGCGAAGAAGCCATTGCTGAAATTGCAAAATTACAAACTCGAGATCTTGCTTTTTTTCAAAAGAAATATGGAGAAGATGAAGGTAGGAAACAATGGATGTCTAAAATTGAAAAGTGGAGCCAGAATTTTCAAAAAAGATGCTGGAGCCAGGCAAGTCAAAATCTTTTTATTAGACTTTATGAAATTTTATCGGAAGATGATAGAAAGAAAGTCCATTTTGCAACATTAAATCCAGAAACAGGAGAAATAAAAGATGTAAAAAGAAATTTTGAAACTCGACTAATACTAGAAGATAGGATAGTGTTACCAGATTTTATTATTGGAAATATAATTATTGAATTTGATGGTGTCTATTGGCATAATAAAAATAAAATAGATTCAGGCAAGACTGATAGAGAGAAGAAAAGAGATGAAATTCTTAAAAAGAATAATTTTAAAGTTCTTCATGTAAATGAACTTGACTGGTATAAAAACCCAGAGGAAATAATAAACAAATGTATGACATTCATCTATAATAATCAGTAATGATAACACTAGAACAAATAACAGATTTCATAGAAGAAATGAATAATGATCTCTCTTCTCAAGTAGAAAGAAAATTTACCGAAACTTATGATGTTTCAGATTATGAAGTCTGGACCCAGAATGGATGGATTAGTATTAAAAAAATAGGCAAAACCATTCCATATTTAAAATATAAGATTATAACAGAAAACTATGAAATAGAATGTGCAGATGACCATATTTTAATTGATTCTGAATGGGACCATATTTTTGCAAAAGATCTTAATAAAGACTCTAGGCCTGATGGTATAATTACTGAAAGCGGAGTTGAAATTGTAAGAGAAGTAATAAATACCGGTGAATATGAAGAAATGTTTGATATTGAATTAGATGAAGGCTCTAATCATCTTTTCTTTAGTAATGGTATATTATCTCATAATTCTATTTGGATGGCTAATGATGCAGCTAATTTCGTTAGAATGGGATATAATACAGTATATGTAACTGCTGAAATGTCAGCAGTTAAGGTTTTAAAAAGAATAGGCTGCAACCTTCTTGGTATTTCGATGATGGATTATCAACAAAAGAGTGTTGATAGAGATTTTATGAAAAGAAGAATGGATAGAATATCAAATGGTTTAATGCCACCTGGTAAATTATTTGTAAAAGAATTTCCAACTAGTCAAGTTACTGTTATAGAAATAGAAAATTTTCTAAGAAGTTTAGAAGAAAAACAGGGATTTAAATTAAAAGCTGTAATAATTGATTATATTAATATTTTATCAAATTATAGAAATCCTAACAGTGATCAAACTTATATGAAAATAAAACAAATAGCAGAAGATCTTCGAGCAATGGCTGTTAGAAATAATTGGCTAATAGTTACAGCAACGCAGCTTAATAGAGGTGCATGGGATTCATCTGAAGTAACAATGCAAAGTATTGCAGAGTCCGCAGGGCTTGCACATACTGCAGATACTATGTATGCAATTATACAAGATCAAATGATGCACTCGGCTAGAGAATATTGGCTAAAAGTATTAAAGATAAGAGATGGAGAAGGCAAAGGTACTAAATGTAGATTTACTATAGACTATAATCACATGAAGCTTTCTGAAACTTCTGATTTAATTTCAAATTAGAAAGAGTAAAAACCTGTACCCTTGTAAAACTCGTATTAGCAATAATTATTAATTATTGTAAGATAAGCAGGTTAGGTCTGAAATAAAGGGGTATTAGAATAAGACCATTTTTTAAAAATTATGATACATTTATGATAGAAAAAAAAATAAATGAAAATCTTTTAAAAATTGATAAGATTTTTGATAACACGTATGGTGATGTAGATTATGAACAACAAAATAAAGCTAATTTTGTAGTTGATAGTACTTTTCATTCATACGAGAATCTTGAAGAAACATTGCAGGATGTAATTGTTTTTAAACAGATACATGATCTAATAGAAAACTCAAGATTTTCTACTAAACATTTAAGTGGAGATAAAATAAAATACAGAAAATTAAATAAATTTGAAATTAATGAAGTATATGAATATATTTCATCTAATATATTAAATATTAGAAAAATAGATATTTTTTCTCATCTTACTGATTATTTTGATATTACTTCTAATAAATTTTATTCATCTTTATCGAATGTTTATAAAAATGAATTAATTAATGAACTTGATAAAATTACTAACGTTTTAGAAAAGAAAAATATTAAAAAATTATTCTAATGAAATTTAAAGAATTAACTGAAGAAGATATTCAAAAAATAGCTTACATATACTATGATAAAGAAAAATCCTATGATGATAGGATGAATGCAATAAGTGCTTTTATAGATAAATCTAAAAGAACTGTACATACTTGGATGTCTAAATTAGGCATACAAGAAAAAGTTGAGTGTGACTCTTTACAGTATAAAGAAGCTCGTAATAGAAAATTTGATAAGAAAAAAAATAAATTCATTATAACATGGGCGCAAAACAATACACCAGTACATGATGCTTTTATTTCTAATATTGAGGCATACGCACTTAGTATAAATGCAAGTATTCATGTTATTGCTGGAAGATATAAAAATCCTACATCTATTTTTACAGACTCTGAAGAAATATGGTCTAGCAGAATAACTTCTTATTTAGATGCCAATCGACATAAAATTCATAAATATATGTGGATAATGTCAGATGTTAAAATTCAACCAACTGCGGTAAATCCAATGACAGGTTTGCAAGGTATAACCGGAATTAATTCATGTATTTTTGGTTCTCCTAAAGTACATTTAGAAATGATCCCAGTTTTACATGATTGTGTTCCTAAAATGATGATGACTACCGGCGCATGTACTAGAAAAAATTATACAGATTCTAAAGCCGGCAAGAAAGGTGAATTTCATCATACATTAGGGTTTGTTATAGTAGAAATTAAAGATGATGAAGTATTTTTTTCTCGTCAAGTTACAGCAGATGATAATGGAGATTTTCATGATTTATATTATCATGTTAAATATGATACTATTGCTAAGGAAAGTAAAATTAATAAAATTAATAAAATTTCAGGCATAGTTTTAGGAGATATTCATTACGGTCAACATGATGAACATGTCATAAATGAAACATTAAAACTAATTAAAAAACTCAATCCTGAGAATGTAATTCTACATGATGTATTTGATGGTTTTTCTATTAATCATCATGAGCTTAACGACCCTTTTATACAATTTAAAAAAGAAAATGATGGAACTAATTCGCTTAAAGATGAAATAGAAGTAATGTTAAATGGATTGGAAGCTTTTAAAGATTATAATGTTTCAATCGTAAGAAGCAATCATGATGATTTTTTAGATAGATGGTTAAAAAATACTGATTGGAGAAAAGCAAATACAATGAAAAATTCCATAGAGTATATGGAATATAGTTGGCTTCTTCTTAAAAATGCAGCACCGAATGGCATTATTCCATTTTTAATTAGGGGAAAATATCCTAAGATGAAGACGTTAAATAGAAATGATAGTTTAATCATAAATGGCTGGGAAGTTGCACAACATGGCGATATAGGTTCTAATGGTTCTAGAGGTTCTCTTTTGCAGTTTAGAAAATTAAATACTAAAATTATAGTAGGTCACTATCACTCACCAGAAAGAAAAGATGGAGCTTTATCAGTAGGTACTTCAACCAAGCTTAGGGTAAATTATAATCAAGGACCTAGTTCATGGTTACATTCTCATGTTATTATACATACTGATGGCAAAGCGCAACATATTAATTTTTTAAATGGACATTTTACAACTTTTAAATGAAAATACAAGCAACCAGAATTATAATGACCTCTGATTGGCATTTCGGGGTTAGATCTAACAATTTAGAATGGTTTGAAATAGCTAAAGACTATTTTGATAATTTTTTTATACCTTGGCTAGATCAAAATATGAAAAAAGGTGATGTTTTTTATTGTTTAGGTGATGTCTTTGATAATAGACAAAATTTAAATCTAATGATAGCCAGTTACGCTATAGATTTATTTGAAAAAATAGCTAAAAAAATACCAGTTTATATAATAGTTGGTAACCATGACATCTATAAAAAAAATTCTAATGAAATTTCTTCAGTTGATATATTAAAAAATATACAAGGTGTTACCATTTATAAAGAACCTGAAATACATGAATTTAAAAATAGCAGATGTCTTCTTATGCCTTGGAGAAGAGATAAGATTCATGAAAAAGAAACTTTAGCTCTGTATTCTAACATAGACTATGTATTTTGTCATTCAGAAGTAAGTGGTATCAGAGTTAATTCAAATCCTCATGTTATACATGAAGGTGGTAATAGTTCTCAAATTTATAATGGATATAAAGGTATGTATTCAGGACATATTCATTATTCTCAAAAAAATAAAAATGTTACTTTTGTTGGTAATATTTTTCAAATGAATAGATCGGATAGAAATAATCCTAAAGGTATCTGGACTTTAGAACCTGATACTATGGTAGAAACTTTTTTTGAAAATAAGCATTCTCCTAGATTTTTAAAATTTAATATTGAAAATCTTTATGATAAAACTATTGAAGAATTAAAAAATGAATTTAATAATAATTTTGTAGATATTAAAGTTGATAGAAATAATTTTTCAGATTATAATATGAGTTTATTATTAAATCTCTTAGAAGGCTCAGCTAGAAGTATCCAAATGGAGATATTTGAAAAAGATGAAAATATATCTATTCTCGAAGAAGAAAACAATGATTATGATATTATGAATATTTCTTTAAGGTTTATAGAGTCTTCTAATTATGATAAAAAAATTAAACAAAAACTGATTAAATCAATTGACTCACTATATCAAAAAGTAAATAAGAATGAAAATATCTAGAGTAGAATTTCGTAATTTTGCATCGTATGGAAATAGAATTCAGTCAATAGATATGGAATCTGAAGGCTGTCTTCATTTAATTACAGGTAATAATGGTAATGGTAAATCGACATTAGCAAATATTATTAAATTTTTATGTTATGGTAAAGTTGATGGTTTTACTAATTCTGATTTACCTAATAGAATTAATAAAGAATTATGGGGTAAAATTTATTTAGAAGCTAAAAATAAAAAAGTTGAAATAGAAAGAGGTATATCTCCATCTATATTTAAAGTTAAAATAGATGGTGTTGATTTTGATCAAGCTGGAAAAAATAATGTACAAGACTATCTAGAAGAAGAACTTTTTGGTATTAGTGCAAATGTATTTAAAAATCTTATCATTCTCTCTATAAATGATTTTAAATCATTTTTAACAATGTCACCGAGTGATAAAAAAATGATAGTAGATAAAATATTTGGATTTTCAATTATTAATCAGATGCTTGACATTGTTAAAAAAGATAAAAGAGAAATTAAATCAAATATTAAATCAATTGAAGATGAATTAGGAACTATCTCAGAGTCTATTATATCAACTCAGAAAAAATTAGATTTTTTAGAAAAAAATGCTAAAGAACAAAATTTAGAAAAAGTAGAAAATTTAAAAAATGCATTACAGGAATTATCTGAAAGCAAGAAAAAATTAGAAAGCGCAAAAGAATCGATAAAAAAACAACAATTAGAAAAAGAATCTAGTCTAAGAGAAGATAGAAGAAATTTAATAAATAGAGAATCCAATAAAAAAAAATTAGAAAAAGAATTGGAGCTATTTAAAAAAGAAAAATGTCCAACATGTCACGCTGACTTAAGTTCCAGTTTTCATCAAGATTTAAAATATCAAATAGAAGAAGAAAAAAATAATAATGAAAAAATACTTAAAGATATTCACAGTAAAGTAAATTTAGTTGAAAATGAAATTAAATCAATTAGAATTAAAGAAAATCAAGTTGGTACTAAAATTACTCAGCTATTAGTAAAAATTCAAAATTTTAAAAATGAATTAATTGAACTTACTAAAAAAATGGATAAAGGTGAATATAAAGAATTTCAGTCACTGGTAGAAGAATTTAAAGAAAAAGAAAAAGAAAAAAATATTAAAAAGAATGATGTTATAGCAGATGAACAATATATTTCTATATTAGAAAATATGTTAGGCGAAGACGGCGTTAAAAATATAGCTATGAAAATGATTATACCATCATTAAATGCTAATATTTTACAAATGTCTAAACAATTAGGACTTCATTTTAATATTGCATTTAACAACAAATTTGAATCAGTCATCACTCATTTAGGAGAAGAAATAAATCCAAGAACATTAAGTACAGGCGAAAGAAAGAAGGTAGATTTTTCAATTATTATAGCCTTAATTAAAATGATGAAAATTAGATTCCCTACGCTAAATGTTCTTTTTCTTGATGAAATTTTTAGTTCCATTGACAGTGACGGTGTTTATCATATTTTAGAAATTTTACATCGCGCAATCAAAGAAATAAAAATGAATGCATTCGTAATTAATCATACAGTTTTGCCTAATGAACTTTTTGATAAAAAAATAGAAATAACAAAAGATTCAGGATTTAGTGAATTATCAATAGAATATATACATTAAATTAAATTTAGATATATAAAATAAAAATAAAAGGTGTCAATTTATAATGCAGAATATAATAAAGATTTATCTTACTCTAGACATATTATTGTAGCATTTTTGCAGGAATTATCTGATAGAGTGTATTGGTATAATGTAATAGATGAAGATTCAAAAATAAAAATCAACGTTCCATTCTATTATTCAGTAACAGGCCAAGAAAGATTTCTTCTTGATAATTTCTTGTTTGATAATTTAGAAGAAGGCAAAGCTATAGGTGATTATGAAAAGATACCAAGAGGTATAGTTCAACTTGATTCTTTAGCTATAGATTCTGAATCTTTAATTAATAAATTTGTTAGAACTCAGATTATAAGACCATATCAAGGACAGTTAAAAACATTTGCATTATTAACTCAGGCGATTCCAGTTATTTTTAATTTTACTACTACTGTAATAGTATCTAATACTATTGAACTTTTTAAAGCAAGTGAAGCTTTAATTAGTTCGCTATATAAAAATAATATTTTTTATGTAGATTATGGAGGTTTTCAAGCTCAATCTACTTTTCAACTTCCACCTGATTTTGATAAAGAACAGCTTTTTGAATACACTTTTAATGATAGAAAAGAATATAAAATATCATTTACTCTTGAAGTCAGAAGCTTTTTTTATATATTTGAAGGCGGCCTTCAATTGGCAGAAATACCTATGAAGGTAGTTGAAAGTTCCAACAATTCAAAATTAGCAGGAGTTGGTCTTTATTATGGCGATGGCATTTATTTTGGAAATGTGATGGAAAGTATTATAAGTACTATAGATGATTATAGAAAAGCACCATATAGTTCTATAGAAAGTAATACTGACTATAATAATTTATCAGACACTGATGGCATTTCACCAACAGGGCCTATTTATTCTGAAACTATTATAACATCCAATGATATAAGTAATACAGAATCTTTAATTAGTAAAAAATATAGAAATAGTGATATATAAATATAATCTTTAAAAATAAGATATATAAATTTAAAAATAGTTAAAAAATGGGATATCCAGTTTATTTAAATGGTCAATTTCCAGGAATAAATTCTAATTCTCAAAAAGATACACTAAGTATTCTTATAGATGAATTTAGAAAAAGTGGAAAAACAGATGCACAAATTTATAGTATTCTAATTGGAATGGGCATTAGCGCTGATAAAGCTGCAAATGGCATTAATCATATTAGTGAAACTATACCAAACACATTAAATAGTAATATAGCTAGAACCTTCTTGCAGGTTATAGGAGTTGAAGAAAATGCACAAAACAAAAAAATAAATATGAAATTTTCAATTGAAAATCTTGTGAGTAAGATACATGAAACAAAAAATCTTATAGAAGAGCTTAATGCTGCTAATTTTAATAGATATGGATTTTCTATTAATAAAATTAATGAAATATTAAATGAGTCACTATTATCTTTGGATATAAAAAAGGCTAAATCTATATTAGAATCTATTAATGCTCTATCTAATTCTTTAGATAAAGCAACTTTAGATAAATCTAATGCTGAAAATGAATTAGATGTTCTTAAAAAACAGGCATCTTCTCTAGATGATAAAAAAAATATCATCAAAACAATTGACGAAGCAAATAAAAAACTCAATCTCTTAGGACTGCAGCTGCTAAATACTGATACTGATATTGATGTAGATGCTAATGCACTACAACAAAATAATACAGTTAATGCTATTACTGAATCTATTAATACTGTAACTGAATATCTTAATGAAGCAACTAATAGCATAGTTAATATAAATAATGAAATTACTGATCTTAAAAAACAAGTTATTTCTATATTAGGTAGAAAAAATATACTTGAAACAGTTTGTATAGCCAGACAAAAACTTCATGAACATGCATGGATAGAATCAGTAAAAGAATTATGTCTCTATTTTGATAGAATAAAAAGTGAAAATACTTTTTCTATGATGTTAATGGAATCACTTCAAAATATGAAGACTGATAAGTATACTGCATTTAATGCAAAACCAATAGATGCAATAGAAAAAATGATAGAAGAAGGAGAAGATTTTATTAAAGAAAACTATTTAACTTTAAAAGAATTTTCATGGACCATACCGTTAAAAAATGCTATATCCAAAATTGCAAATGCTTTAAATGAAATGACAGATAGCAGCGTTGCTGTAGTACAAAATATATATAGTCCTGTTCAGGAAAATGAGGACGGTTCTATTACTATATCTCTTTTTGGTAAATTTTATGCAGTTACACTGGACAATATTTCAGAAATAAATGAAAATCAAAAACCTAATATTAGATTTCTTAAAACATTAGATGCAATGTCTATGTTTTCTATTACCAATGAAGGTTTTGTATATCATGGAAAAAGAAAATCACTTTCTCTAGTAGAAAATAAAATTTATGTAGAAAATACACCTCTTTTACAAAATAGTCCTGAAGCTATTATGGCTGCACTTCAAGAAAGCTCACTTACATCAAGTAATTCTTATCAGGTTGCTGAAAAAATTTCTTTTTTGGCTGAATCAATTGATACTGTTAAAGAGCTTGATATTTTTACATCTTTAGTGTCTAAACATCACAAACATGTAGTTGTAAATATTGCTAAATTAAATGAAAATATTTTTATTAATAGAGTTAATAGCTCAATGAATCATAATGAAATTATTAAAGTTAGCAGTGCTAAAGTTGCACAAAGTTTAGTTAATGAGTATATAAATTTTGATATTACTCCTATTGTTAAAGAAATGCTTAGTAGAGAAGAAAGGCATTTATACAATATTAATATAGAAAAAAATAAATTACAGGAGAGTATTGAAATTTTAGAAGATAAAAAGAAAGAAATACTTGCCAATATTGTATTTTATCCAAAAAGCGAAGAATTAAAAGAATTATACGATGTTGTAAATTCAGAGATTAATAATCAAGAAAAACAACTTCAATTAATTTATCATCAAGAAGGTAAAGGTAATTAAAAACGATTATACAAATTAAATATTTATGAAGTCTAAAGAACACTATGTAAAACCTAAAGAATTTTATGAAGAAATAATAATCTCAAAAAGTAAAAACGCTTTAACTCCTAGAGCTCAGGAAATGATGATTAAAATTGCAAATAAGGCTTCACAAAGACTCGTGTATAAAAATCCAGAAGATAGAAAAGACTGTATTTCTGCTGCATATCTAGACCTTTTAAAATATTGGAGAAGTTTTAATCCGGAAAAAGGAAGTAATGCTTTTGCATATTTTACAGAAATAGCAAAAAAAGGATTTGCTAAAGGTTGGAATCAAATACATCCTAAAAAATATAAAGGTACTATAAGTATAGATAGTCATAGCGAAGATTCAGGAGGAATATATACTATTTAAAATAATAAAATAAAAAATGAAAATTAAATTATTTAATGAATTTCTTAACGAAGGTATTATAATTAAAGATAAAGCAGGTAAACAACTTTTAGATATTGATACTTTAAGAGAAGCTGATTTAATGGATAAAGATCTAAGAGGCGCTGATTTATCAGGTGCTGATTTAACTGGTGCTGATTTAACAGGTTCTGATTTAACTGGTGCAAATTTAAGTGGTGCAAATTTAACTCGTGCAGATTTACACATGTCAAATTTAACAAATGCAGACTTAACTCGTGCAAATTTAACTGACTCTGATATGTCTCAAGTTAATTTTGCCGGTGCTGATTTAACTGGTGCAAATTTAACTGGTTCTTATTTAAGTAATGCAAATTTAACAAATGCAAATTTAACTGGTGCAAATTTAAAAAAATGTAGTATTACTAACGTTAATAATGTAAAAGGTGCTAATTTAAAAGGAATTATTTTAACTGGTGCACACTTAGTTAGAGTTGATTTTAGTAATGCTATAAATGTACCTGCTAATCTTTAATGAATAACATAAAAAAAATAAAGCCTACATTTAAATCAGGTTTTAAGCAGAGTTATTTTCAGCCTACTAATATGCAAAAGTATGTTGGAGAATTTCCTATTATATGTAGATCATCATGGGAAAAAAAGTTTGCTATTTTTTGTGATACTAATCCATCCATAATTAAATGGAGTTCTGAGCCTGTAGAAGTTAAATATTATAATATTTTAGATAAAAAAATGCATAAATACTATCCTGATTACTTTATTATTGTTAAAAGAGGCGATATTGAAGAAAAATGTTTAGTAGAAATAAAACCATCATCACAGTTAAAAAAACCAGAAGTTCCTAAAAAGTTAACAGAAAAAGCAGTAACAAATTTTAAACATGCATATAATACTTATGTTAAAAATTTATGCAAAATTGAAGCTTTAGAAAAATTTGCAATTGATAGAGCAATGAAAGTTTTAATAATTACTGAAAATAGTAAATTGATATAATGCCTAATACTCCACTTCTTATTAAAATTCATGAGTCTAGAGTAGATAATATAAATGAATATCTTAAAATTAAAAAGATAAGAGATAATTTTATCAAAGAGGCTAAAGGTTTTGATAGTGCATCAACTGCAGTATTGAATTGGATAGAGGATGATCAAAATATAAAAAATTTATCTATTAAAAAAATTAAAAATAATGATAGATTTCAGCCTGGCAAAATGTATTATATGGAATATCCTAATCCATTATGGCCTGAAGAACCTTTTGATGCAAAGCCTTTGATTATATGTTTAGGCGAAACAGGAAAAGATTCAAATATACTATCAGCAGGATTTCAAGGCAAGTTTGATAAAAAATATATCTATCAACCAGGCTATATGATAGGAATTAATATTAATTTTCTTCCTGAGATAATAAAATCTAATTTTCTTCAAATGTGGTTTGATTTTTTTAAACCACAACTAATGCAGCAGTTTAAATTAGAATTTAAACATGCTATAAAACAAAAATCTTTAAATTTCATATATAGTGATCTTTTTCCTATAGAAAAAAAATTCTATTTTTCTTATGCTGTCAGAATGTACAAAAAAACACAAATCAGATCAGCATCCGAATTAACTTATGAAAATTGGTATTTAGCAAGTTGTATTTCCCCTAAATTTTTTATTGGGACCAATTTGGTAAAAATAAATGAAAATTATAAAAAATATATAAAAAGCAAGCATATCAAATATGCATAAATTAAGTATTTATGGCTGGATTTTCAGATAGAAGAGGTTCTTTAACTAAAGGCAACCCCGTATCAGATGCTCTTAAGAGATTAAGTAGATTAGGAATGCATTATGATGACATGGTCTTAAAAAATTCTAGAGCCGTAGGATTTACAGAAAATCAGATAGGATATGGTATGTTTAATCCAATGGGTTCTGATTCTGATGACATGTATTATCTATTTGCTTCATTATCAATGACTGATATTTCTAGTAAAAAAAATATTTCTTATTTTGATAAAAGCTATCAAAAGAAAAGAGATCAACTTAGAAATTTTGCAGTTCAAGATGAAATAGAAGATATTCTTGATACCATAGCAGATGAAGCAATTGTATTTGATGAATCTAATTATTTTGCATATCCTATTATTAATACTGCAGTCAGTAAAGATGTAAAAGATGGTTTAATAGACTCATACAATAAATTATATGAATATTTTGGATTTAGTGATGGCCAATCAGTATGGAACTATTTTCGTAAATGGTTAGTAGATGGTTATTTATCTTTTGAGATTATTTATGATAATGAACAAAAGCAAATAATAGGGTTTAAAGAACTAGATCCTGTTTCTCTTATGCCTGCTGTCGATAAAGAGTCAGGTAAGAAAATTTGGATTCAATATAAAGGAGGAGGTCCTAAAGAAAGAGTTCTTTTTGATTCTCAAATAATTTATTTAGCATATTCATCAGTAAATTCTCCTTCTAGAGTTTCTTATGTAGAAAGACTAATTAGATCTTTTAATCTTCTTAGAATCATGGAACATTCTAGAATTATTTGGGCTGTTACTAATGCAAGTTTTAAAATGAAATTTGTTATTCCAGTTGGTGGTAAATCTAAAACTAGAGCAAAACAATCACTTGCACAATTAATGAATAATTATCGAGAGGTTGTTAATTTTGATATGCAATCAGGTGAAATTCAAACGAATGGTAAGCCTATGATGCAATTTCATAAAGAATATTGGCTGCCTTCTAAAGACGGAGAACAACCTGAAATTGATACATTAGCAAATGATGGACCACAATTATCTGATACTGAAGCTCTTCAATGGTTTTATGATAAATTAAAACTTGCTTCTAAAATTCCATTTAGCAGATTTGATAAAGATTCTCCAGCCACTTATGAAATGGCAGCAGAAGGCATGAATAGAGAAGAAATTAAATTTGCAAAATTTATTAATAGATTAAGATCTATTTTTCAGGAAATTTTAGTTAAGCCACTATATCTTCAAATATGTTTAACTTATCCTGAATTAGAAGATGACACTAATTTCAAAGGAAATTTAACTATTAAATATAATAAAGATAATGTTTTTGAAGAATTAAAACAAATGGAATTGGCTTCTAAGAGAATTGATTTTATTTCTACTGTTAGAAGTGGACTTGTTGAACAAGATAAAGATCTTAACGAAATACCTTTCTTTAATTTAGATTTCTTAATTAAAAAATATGGAGGCTTTACAGAAGAAGATTTAAAGAAAAATGAAAAAATGAAAAAAATCGAAGTATATGTAAAGCAAGGCTATTCTGTAGTTGATGCAGAAAAAATAGCAGATGGAGGAGATCCTAAAAAATATAAAATAAAAACAGATACAGAAGCTAGTGATGGAGAAGCTAGTGATAAAGATTTAAGTGATGAAGATATACCAAATCTTGAACTTTAATTCTAAATACTTATTTTTTTAAAAAAATTTTAATATATAAAAAATAAAACAAAACTATGTCTAACTTATTAATCTTAGAACGTTCCGGCGATACTCTATCTCAACAATATGATAATAACCATATTATCCTACAAGGGACTTTTACACAATTTGGTATAAAAAACAAAAATGGCAGAATTTATGAAGAAAAAGAATTCCTGCCACACCTTAAAGAACTTCAAGAAAAAGTTAAAAAAGGAAAACTTCTTGGCGAATTAGATCATCCTACTAAATTTGATATTTCTTTACAAAATGTTTCTCATGTTATTGAAGAACTAGAATATGATTCTAGTAAAAAACAAGTAATAGGTAAAATCAAATTATTAAACACAGATAAAGGTAAACAGGCTCAAGCATTAGTAGAGGCCGGTGTACCATTACATATTTCATCTAGAGCAGCTGGCAATGTAGGTGCAAATGGTAATGTTACAATACAAAAACTTTTTACCTATGATCTTGTTGCAGATCCCGGTTTTGCAGCAGCTGAACTTAATAGAGTAAATGAATCTTTAGGCTTTCAGGAAAATGAAAATTTATTTATTTATGAAATAGATGAATCTGAAATAGATGATACAACATACAAATCAAAAAAAATAGAAAATATGAATAACTATGTCACAGCTGAGGACTTTAATTTGTATTCTGAATACATTAAAGAACAATTTGAATCTTTAAATAGTCAAAAAGAATCAGCACAATTTAATAAGCTAATTGAATATACAGATCATTTAGCTGAAAATTTAAATAAACTTTTTAAATATACTGAATATTTAGCCGAAAACCTTGACAGCAATATTTCACATAATGATTATGTTGCAGAAAAAATTGATTCTATTAAAGAATACTGTAATTATTTATCAGAAAATGGAAATAATAGTATTTTTTATTCTGAGTATATGGCTAAACAAACTAATAAATTAGTAGAATATGTTGACTATATTTCAAAGCAACTTGATAAAAATATTTCATATAGTGAATATCTTGCAGAAAGCCAAAATTCTACAATAAACTATACTAATTATTTGGCAGAAAAGGTAGATCAAAATGTTTCATATAGTGAATACCTTGCAGAAAACCAAAATTCTACAATAAACTATGCTAATTATTTGGCAGAAAAAGTAGATCAGAACGTTTCATACGGAGAATACCTTGCAGAAAACCAAAATAATATGATTAACTATTCTGAGTATATTAAAGAAAATGTTGAAAATATAGGTAAATATGCTAACTATTTAGCAGAAAATATAAATGGAGATTTTGAAGATACTCCATCTGTTAAATCTCATGAGACTATAGAAAATTCATCTAATAAATCAATAATTTCTAAGATTGATAGTATACTTGAAACAGTTAAGAATAAGAATCTACAAAATGATGTAGATGATAAGCACTTTATGAGATTTTTAGATTCTACCAAAAGAAATGAATTTGAATCTCTTAATGAAGATGTACAAAATAAAATAGTTGAAACATTTGCAAATAGTAAATATATGTCTTTTGCTGATGCAAATAGAATATGGGATTCATGTTTTGCAAATGCACCATATACTCCAACACTTAATTATATAGATAATATGCCTTCTAAATATAGGTCACTTTATGAATCATTAAGTTCTGACAAGAAAAATGCTATCTATAAGCAGTCAAAAGTATATCCATTAGAAACACAGTATCAAATAGATAATTTTTGGCAAACTAGAGATCTTAGACCTGCGCAATTTAAAATTGAAAAAATAAACGAAAACGAAAACGTGGTTGGATTAGAAGAAAAATCTTCAGCAGGTGTTTCATTACAAGTAGTAAATGATGTTAGAGATGCTTTAAATGCAAGGTTTAAAAATATATAATAAATTAAATAATGAAACATAATGAAACACGTTAAAACATTTGATAAATTTATAGCAGAAGGATCTAGTGGCAATATCTTGAAAAAAGGATTTTATTTTTCTTCTCTAAGCAAAGGACATGAAATCAGAAATAAAAAAACAGGAAAGACTTATGTGGTGCAAAGTGTCGGTTCCGACAGTGCAGAGATTAAAGATAAAAATTCTTCTAAGTTTATAGGATTCACGATTATGTCTCTAAAAGACTATGAACCTGTAGATTCTACACTTTATGAAGATTGGTATAAAGAACCAGAAGACAGTGATGAGTATGATGAATTTATGGTTACAAACGAGGCTGCAAGAATACCTTCTAATATTTTAGATTTTGCTAAAAGAAAAGGAAGTTATGCAACTTCTTTAGTAAAGAAAGCTGCAACATGGGCTGAAAAAGCTGGTAAATATATTAGCGGTGGTACTGCTATCGGTAAAGATTACATGACTATAGTTTTAGATATGAAACATCAAGGTTCTGAGATTTATATTAATTTAAATGATGAAACTATTGAATTATTCGGAGAAGAAGTTACTGATGCTAAATCATTTGCTAAAGTTTTAAGCGCAAATGCTAGTGTAAATGAATCTCATTTTAAAGTTGGAGATAAGGTTAAAATGTCACATGGTGGAACTGGTGTAATTTTTTCTTTAGACAAAGCAGATGGAGCAGAAGATGAAAAGTACTACAATGTTAAATTACCTAATGGTGATATACACAAACATTCACCAAATGAACTTACTAAAGAATATTTGCTCGATCCTAATTTAAATGAAGCACTTTCTTCATCAATTCTATCAAGTATTCTTGATTTAAAGTATGCAAATAAAGATCTTTTAAAACAGGTATATGATAATTCAAAAATTCAACTAGATAAAATTAAAGATAGTGATCTCACTGTAGTAACTCCTCGTGAGGCTTCTAGGTGGAAAGGCAACGGTCTTGTATTTTATGTTAGTTTAAGGGAAAAGCAAGATCCTTATACAGATGGTAATGTAATTCCAGCTAATTCTCTTTTAGCTGTTGTTACAGGCGAGAGAGCATTTATTACTGTTAAAACTATCAGAAATCTTAATTCTTATAGAAAAACTTTTGCAAGTGTTGATAGGATTAATAGAGGTGACAGTAGTATTGGCATTGATAAGACACAAGGTCTTTGGAATGTAAAAAGAATTGCTGAAGTTTCTGATATTGCATACATTCTTGATAAAAATGTGTTACCTAATACAAACCGTATTACTGCGTATCGAGCTGATCTTGTTAAAGGTGCAACTGCAATGAGACAGGCTAAAGATATTAGAGATGAAAATCTAGATAGATATAAACAAATATTAGCTACTAGATTTGAAAATGATGGTATCGATATAGCAATACAAAATGCCGTTAATAAAGTTAATGAGATAGTAGCAGGTGCTTTAAAAGTAATGAGAATAGGAAAATACGGTGATATCACTGCTGCTATGGATGGAAATAGAGAAATTAGTATGGATGATTATAGCAGATGGATATCTAGACTTATGGAAAGATATAAACGATATGTTTCGTATGCAGAAGCTTCACAGAAAACGCAGGATTATGAAGATACTTATTATAAAGGTAAAAAATTCGAAGAGGCTTCTGAAATTAAAAAACATATTGCAATATTAAATAATTGGAGTATTCCAACAGAAAATTAAAAAGATAAATATATGATTAAATCATTCGATGCGTTTAAATTAAACGAAGGTACACCTATTAGAAATCTGTCACAAGAAGATAATGACATTTATCTAGAAGCAAAAGAATTATTAAAAAAAGAATTTGAAAACTTTATTAAAGATGTTAGTCCAAAGTTAAAAAAAATTGCTAATAAAGCAACATATAAAGGCGAAGGTAGCATTATGATAAATTTGGAAAAACAACTTTCTGGTCAATATTTAATTGATGATTTTTATAATAAGTTCATGGGCTATTAATTTTTAAAAAAGTTGTAAAGCTGAAAAACAATATATAAAATGAAATAAAAGTTAATAAATAATATATAAAATGAAACATATAAAACTATTTGAAGACTTCGTAAACGAAGCTCTTTCTTCTAAGAAGCCTAACGAAATTATAACTATTGATTTAGATATGGTTTGGAATGATTCAAATACAGAAGAAGATAAAGCCACAAGAGATGCTTTCAAAAAATACAACATTAAAGTAAAAGAGGTTAAAAGCAACCCTGGAACTTTTAACGTAACTGGTAAGAAAAAAGACATCTTAGGCTATCTACAGAGCGAATTTTATGAAATGGATGCTGATGATATCAAAGAATTCTATCCTGAACTCTTAGAAGGAAATAGTGTTAATGAAAACGTATATCCTTCTAAAAAGGATGGTGAAATAAGTGCTTTTGGCCGTTCTGAAGAAATTGGCCGTATAGATCTTAAATCAAAAGGTAATACTATAGGGACTCTTTTAGTATGGATGCAACCAAAATACGACTTTAATACTAAAGGTTATGATGAAAACTATTGGGAAGTAGGTGCTTCTTATACATCATATCCTTTATCCGATCCATCAGGAAGTACTGGTACTGGTGTATGGTCTTTACGTGGCTATAAGTCTACTAAAGAAGAAGCTGTAAAAGCTGGTGAAGAATTCATGAAAAGTATTAAATTGTCTTAATTTTTAAAAAATAAAATAAAAGTTAATATATATAAATATATAAAATAATTACGCTCTTTTAACCATTGAGAAGCAAAGAATGGTATTATGACGTAAAAATTAAATTTAAAATTAAATTAATAAAACAATGCACAATCAACTAATTAATGAAGCTGAAGTTGTAAAAACTTGGGCACCGGTGATTGAAGAGGCTACAGGCATTAATGACAAGAATAAGCTTTCTTGGATGTCTAAATATTGCCATTTTCACCAACTAAATGAAAACGTATATAACCAAGTTCACCTTAATCCAAATATGAATTTATATGGCATGGGTGCAGTTGCCTTCCCTGGTGATCCTGGTTTAAATACTGGGTTTCCAACCCAAACTGCAGGATCAGGTGATAAACCTTTTAGTTTACTTCCACTTGCTATGCAAGTTGCAGCGCAAACTGTAGGATTAGATCTTGTACCAGTTGCTCCAATGAGTGGCCCACTTGGTATTCTTACCTATTTAGATTTTATTTATCAAGGCGGTCGTCTTGATAGTTTAGAAACACCTTTAATGGTTAGAATCGACGGTGGTAATACTACTTATACTTCTGGCTATGCTGCATCATCTTTTGTAGGTAATACTGTTTATTACTTAAGGGATTCAGGTGGAACTACTCGATATGCACTAACTTTTATTGGTCTTTCTCGTATTGATGGATGGCCTATTTTTAAAATTAATGTATGGGCTTCTTCGGCTCAGCAGCCTAATGGCACTACGGGTGCAGTTACTCTAGCTGCTGCAGTTGACGGCGGAGACATCTACACTGCAGCTTCAGGCGGAACTAAAATTGCAGATCTTACTGCAGGTGCGGCTCTTCTTGTTAAAGCGTTAGAAGATCACATTACAGGTTTCTCTGGACAAGGTCTTGCAGGATTCGGTGGTACAGCGAACAACGTAACTTCTAATCAACCTTACTTAAGACAAAATGGTGAAAACACTGGCGATAACGTTATGGGTCTTTCATTATTTAATAAATCAGTTGAAGCTTTTACCTACCAGGTAGCAGCAGCTGTAACTCGTGAACAGGTACAAGATTTAAAACAATTCGGAATTGATGCAGTTGCTCAAGTAGAAGCTGTATTAGTAAATGAATTAACACAATCTATTAATAAACTGATTCTCGGAAGACTTTTCGAACTTGGTACTACTAATGCTGAAAAAGTATTTTCACTAGACGGTACTAATTTAAATCTGTATGTTGCTTCAACTTCAACCTCAGCTTCACTTGCATTAGGTAATGACTGGGAAGGTAATGCTGTAAGCATTTCTACCTCTTCTACAGTTCCAACTTCAGGTGATAATGCAGGAACACTACAGAGAAGAATTCTTTCTAAAATTCTTGCAGCTTCTAATTTAATTGCAATTCGTGGACGTAGAGGTGCTGCTAATTTTGCTGTAACTAATGGACAAGTAGCTTCTGCATTACAAGATATTGCAGGATTTATGACATATCCTTTAGCTAACACAATTAATCAGGCAGGTGGTTCACTTTACCCGGTTGGTTCTCTTGCAGGTGTAACTGTATATGTTGACCCTAACATGAGCTGGACTGATACTAGAATTTGCGTAGGCAGAAAAGGTGATGGAAATTCTCCTGGTTTAGTTTTTATGCCATATCTCATGGCTGAAAGCGTACAAACTATTGCTGAGCTGACAATGGCTCCAAAAATTGCAGTGAAAAGCCGTTTCGCCTTAGTAGACGCAGGTTTCTTCCCATTCCTTTACTACTTTACAATGAGAGTAAGATTTGACAATTACCAAATTATCTAATGATTTGATCAAATTTTAAATAAAAAAGAAAGGACTTGAAACATAGTCCTTTCTTTTTGCTATAAATTTTAGTTTTAAACTTTACTGCCTATGAACTATGAAGAGCTGATAAAAAATAACAGGCTGATCAAGATTAGTATGATGATCAGCGATAGGAATGTAAGCAAAAATGAAAAATTTGCAAGCTGGTTGCATCTAAAAGTTAATGGAGAATTTACTCTGAGAGAAAAGGCTATTCTTATTAAAAATGGTTTTATCGATTTGCCTCTCTGTATGTATTGTGGATCTAATCCTGTAAAATTTCAAATCAAAGATCCTTATTTGAGTAATATATGTTCAGATCCTGAATGTTGTAAAATACATTTTAATGAAAAACGTAAGAATACTTCAATTAAAAAATATGGAACTGCTCATCCTACGCAAAGTTCTATAGTCAAAGAAAATTTTAAAAAGAAGTCACTTGAAAAATGGGGTGTTGATAACCCAGCCAAAGCTGATGAGATTAAACTCAAAATAGGTAATACTGTCAAAGAAAACAAAATGACTATCTTTATAGAAAATAATCCTAATTTAGATATATTAGAAAAAATAGATTCTTTTACATATAAAATCAAATGTAAATCATGTGGACATGAACAAGTAGAACAAAGACAGTTAATAAGAATTTATGCAAAGAGTTCCAAAATAATATGTGAAAAATGTAACCCTTCAATACAAATTAAAACGTCGATTCTTGAAGATTCAATATCAGATTTTATTTCCTTACATTATAAAGACGAATTTATTAAGAATTATAATGGCTTTAATTTTACAAAAAAAGAAGCAGACATATACATACCTGATTTATCTTTAGTTATAGACATTAACGGACTATATTGGCACTCTGAACTATTTAAAGAAAATAAATATCATATTAATAAAAAAATAGAATTTGAAAAAGCTGGAATAAAATTTATACATTTGTGGGAAGATGACCTATTAAATCCAATAAAAAGAGAAATTGTAAATTCACGTCTTCTTAACTTATTTGGATTAAGTGTTAAAATGTATGCCAGAAAATTAAATATTTTTTTTAGCAAATACAATAAAGAATTTAAAGATTTTCTAGACAAGAATCATTTACAAGGATATGTAAATGCTTCAGAATATTATTGTCTTAGAGACTCTAATGGAATTTTAATATCTTTAATGAGTTTTAAATTTTCTAAAGGTATTTGGGAACTTGTAAGATTTTGTACATTAAAAAATGTAACTGTGACAGGCGGAGCTTCAAGACTTATTAATGCTTTTTTAGAAACTCATCCAGGTAAAAAGTTATTTAGTTACGCTGATTTAGATTGGAGTTCTACTAATATGAATAATGTATATGATTCTTTAGGTTTTGTAAGATCTAGAATTACAGCACCTGGATATTTTTGGGTTCGTAGAGGGCAACGCTTTAGTAGAAATTCATTTATGAAAAATAAAATACAACATCTTCTCTTGGATGATAATGAATCAGAAACAGATTGTTTACATAGATTAGGCTATTATAGAGTTTATAATTCAGGTAACCTCTATTATGAGATGCAGTTATAAAAATATATGAATGATATATATAAAATAAGTAAAAAAATTATTATATTTACATAAAAACAAACAAAATGGAACACATAAAATTGTTTGAAGAGTTCATAGACGAACAATTTGTCAATATGAATAAATCGTTTCCTGAAATTTATGAAGGGGTAGAATCAAAAAGATGTGTTGAGATTTATAAGATGGAAAACGGTTTTTATTGGCTACGTGATTGTTTAACAGGTGAATTGATAGATGGTGATAAACGTTTATATGTTGTTAAAGATATGGCTAAAAGATGGAATTTTAAAATAGTTAAATAAAATTTTAATCTGAATATATAAAAAAAACAAACAAAATGAAACATATTAAATTATTTGAAGAGTTTTCCAGTGAAGAAATTACTCTTACTAATGTTGATGTAGATCAATATTACGAAATTTTATCAACAGAAATAACAGATGATGAATTAGACTCAATGATTGCAAGAGATGAAAAAAAGTTTAATATTAAAATAGAAATGAATCACGGATTTTATCGTTCTAACGTATTTCCAAAATCAGGACCTGTCTTATTTAATCTTACTGGACAGAAAAAAGACCTGCTAAATTTTCTTAGAATTAAACTTGATAGTACTTATGCAATGAAGAAATTGTTCCCTGAGTTATATGAAAGTGAAAACTTCGTAAATGAAGGTTCTTCTATACATATAGAAAATGTATCTGATGTTGATCATACTAGAATAGTTAAATGGATGTCAGGGATAGAAAAATCTAATATGATAAAGAAATCCGGCTCTGGTTTAACAATTGATACTCATAAATTATCTAAAGATGATCAGGACGATTTGATAAATTATTTAAAATCTGGATTAGGGCTATCACCATATAAAGTCAAAGAATAAGTAAAATTTTGCACATTTAATACTATAATTAAAAAATAAAATGAAAAGAGTAAAATTATTAGAAGAATTTATAGCAGAACAGCAGATAGAAGAAGGCTTATTTGATGTAATTACTTCAAGCGCTGCTTTTATTAAAAATCCAATATCTGCTACAAAAATAACAAATAATGGTAAAAAATTAGTAAAGGCTGAAGTAGATGTCGCGTCTCTTGATCTAGACTACACTAAGAAAAAAGAAGCAGCTGATGCTGCACTGAAAAATAAAATTAAAATGCTTAGTAATAAAGGTGATACTGAAGCTATACAAGATTTTAAAGAACGTGAAGCTAGTAAAAAACGTATATTAGATTCTGCTAATAAACAAAAGGTTGAAGCTTTAAGAGATAAAGTAGATGCTATTAAGGATAGAATTGATAATTTATCTAATAAAAATTCAAATTTAGAGGATCTTGCTACTTTAGTAAAAACTGCTGCTAGAATAAAGAAAAATGAAGTTCTTATTAAAGGCGCAGATGATGAAGAAAAAAATCAATTAAAAAGTAAATTACAGAATGATTTAAATAGAATTAACAATATAAAAAAAGAAATTAGTGATACAGAAAATTCTAAACAAGAATCTGAAACTGAAAAAACTCGAAGATCTTTAAAAATACCACAATTACCGAATAGAAAAATGCCACCAATACCTACTGAAGTTAAAGAGTCTTCTGATTTTAAAAGTTTTAAAGATTTTTTTAGTGAAAAGTCTTAAAAATCCAAAAATATGTATTAGAGATTGGGGAAAATCTCATAGAAAACATGGAATCATGCTTAAATTTTTAACGCATGAACAAAAAAGATTTCTATTAGAAAATAATCATTTAAAATTTATATCTAGAAAGAAAAGTTCAGTTGAAGCAATTTTTCACATCTTTTTTCAAGAGCAACTTAGGAAAGATAATAAATTAGCTATGCATAATCCATTTGCAGCTACATTTAGTGATAGACATCAGCTTAATAAAGATTCTCAATTTGTAGATTGGAATTGTGCAATATGTAAAACTGAAATTAAATCTAGCATGATTAATTATTCTCCAGATAATTTTTTATGTAATGCTTGTAAAGAAGTTCACTCTAATTCTAAAATAATAGATTCTAGAATTAAAAATAATTCTGTAAAATTTACAGAAAAATGTAAAAAAATACTTACTGAAGATCAGGGTAATTTTTTAAAATTTATAAAATCAATCAAACGCTAAAGATTCTTCTATTGTAATTTTTGTAAAACATTCTAATTTACTATTAGGCGATGCGTTGTATACTTTTACTTTTCTTTTATCTAGAGGATTTATTAAAGTGTCAAAATTAGGAACCATTAATTTTGACATAACTTCGGTATTGGCGGTAGAAGTATAACCATCATGCCAATGTGTATCTTTTCCAACTGTATACATATCAAATCCTAAAAGAATTATAGTTTTAGCTCCTAAATGATACGCTAAATTAATTGCAGCATAACCAGAATTTCCTCCATCTCTAATACCATAAGACATTGTTTCAAGTCCATTTTTACCAGTGTTTAATAGATTAATAATATCATTTCTTTTTGGTTGAGGTCTGCATGTTACTTTTATGCCTTTGAATTTTTCTATTTCTTTTTCATACCATTCAAAAAAACGGGTATCACTCCAATATAAGACTTGAGCAAATGGAATATGCAAAAAAGCTTTATTTATAGCTATTACTGTTTTATCTTTTAATTTCTCAAAATCAAACCCTTTTAATGAACTACCGCCACCTACTATATAAATAGTATCTCCTAAGAAAACTGGATCTATATATGTATAATTATCATATTTCCAAGTGTTAGCAATTCTTTTATGTTTTTCTTCAGGCGTTATAGAAGCCCTATTGTGATGAACATCTTCAATAGATACTACTTTAGCAACTGCTTTTTTTACCATAGCATTTGATCTAGATTTTATTTCTAATATTTTATCAGTATTAGAATTAATTTTTATTTCCTGTGGTTTTATTTTAACGTGATTAATCTGCTTTTTAATCACGTATTCACCACCTTTATTTCTTCCTGTTGCCATATAATATTATATATTAATAATAAAAAGTGCTACATGTCATCTATATGATTGAAACATACTATACTTTTTTTATATAACAAAAAAAATAAGATGAAAATAGATAATGTTCTTTTTTATGAAAAGTATCGTCCTAAGAATTTGGATGAATTGATCGTTCCTATCAGAATAATGGAAAAGCTAAAGAAAGGTGTATATCAACATCTTCTTTTATATGGAAGTCCAGGTACTGGTAAAACTAGTAGTGCTAAGGTATTAGTGAAAGAATTCGGGTTACCTTATTGCTATATTAATGCATCTGTAGATACTAGTGTAGAGATAGTGAGAAATAAAATTACAGATTTCTGTGCTAACCGTAGTATTATGGATGAAGCCGGTACAATAAAAGTAGTAATTTTAGATGAAATTGATGGAGTTTCAGACCAGTTTTTTAAAGCTCTTCGGGCTACAATGGATCAGTTTAGTACAAATACTAGATTTATTGCAACTTGCAACTATATTAATAAAATTCCAGACCCAATTCAATCTAGGTTTGAAATGATTAATTTTGATTTTTCAAAAGAAGAAGAACATGAATTAATAAAAAAATATATCGTTAGAATAAATCAAATATGTAAGAGTGAAAACTTAGAAATGGATAAATATGCAATACTGGAATTAATTAAAAGAAAATTTCCTGATCTTAGAAGTATTCTTACAATTATTCAAGGCTATTATTCCCAAGGCGTTAGTAAAATTACAATAGAAGATGTTAAGAATTTTAATAGCATTTATAAAGATGTATTTGAACTTATTTTTAATTCAATAAATCCTATTGAAAATTACCAATTATTAGTTTCAAATTATTCAAATAAAGTCGATGATATTCTGTCAGTTCTTGGTTCAGAATTTATTGATTATATTAAAACTGAAAAACCTACATACGATAAAGCAATACCACAAATAATAATAACTGTTGCGAAGTATCAGTCTATGAGAAGTCAAGTTATTGATCCAGTAATTACAATGCTTGCATGTTGTTATGAATTACAAAGTATAATTAAAGAATCTTAATATGTGTAAAGTTGTTCATCTAAAAAAAGAATCCTATGATATTTACATAGGAAGACCTAGTAAATGGGGAAACCCTTTTACTCATAAGCAAGATGGTAAAACTCTAGCTAAATACATAGTAAATACTCGAGAAGAAGCAATTAGTGCATTTGAAGAATGGATTACGAAAGGTGAAGGCCAGATTTTGTTAAAAGATTTAGATGAATTAAAAAATAAAACACTCGGATGTTG